TCCGTCACTTGGAAGTATTGAATAAAGCTTGGCATTGGCTGCATTATAGCCGCTTGGTATCATTGCTAAGTTTGGGTTACTCATTCTTTTTAGGTTTTTGCTTTATCTCTTCTTTTAAAGACTCGTCTATATACTTTTTTAGCTTAGTAAGGTTAGTCTCTTTTACCTTATACTTCATAAAACCCATCCGTTAAAAGTTGTGTCTGTATCTGGGCTAATATCTTCGTTACTGTTATTATTATACTCTGGGAATAGATTATCATTAAAAGACAAATAGTCTACCATTCTTGTAGAGTAGTAGTTAGCGTATTCTCTCGCTTTACTTACTAAATAATCTACTTCGTTTTTATCTACGTTTTGAGCTGTTTCACTACTATGCTTAAATACACCACCGTTTTTTATTTGATAAGCTGCAAAAGGTATGTAATTCATTTGAGCGAACCATATTAATGTAGGCTGCACATAATCATTAACTAAAGTTAGATAATTACCAGTTAAACCAGCACCACCACCAGAACCAGACGTTATATCTGCACCGATTTTTTTATATAGCTCCGTTCCTAAAAGGTTTTGTATGTCTATCTGCTGGGCTACCTTAATAAATTGTATAAACTTGTCTGTATCTACATTGCCATCAATTATAGAATTTTTAACTAAGTCCGTTCTGTTTATAAATAATGCTGTTGCCATATTAATTCTTAAATCCTATTTTGTTCCAATATTCAGCAGTATAACCTTTATACTTCATATCCTTAGGTGCTACAGGTACTTTCTGAGCGTTTGGTTTACCTTTAGGTCTAAAACCCCTTGACCTTGCCTCTGTAGTGCTTATTTCTGTACCCATTCTTTTACCACCTATTTTTCTAACATAAGTTTTGCGAAACCAGCGATGGCTACATCGAGCCCCGCCCTTATAGAGCCAAACAGAATATTTCTCAGAGCCATTTTTTCCAAATCCAGCATTAACAGCTTTTTTAGTCATTGCTAATATATCCTCTTTCCTATAAACCTTTCCAGCACTTACCATTTTAGAACAAAACTGTCTTGAATTAGATTTAGTTTTTGCAGGATTATAAACATATCTTACTAAAAATTCTTTTCCCTCTTCTTTTGTTTGTTTGCTTGTACCATCCTGCTCACTTGATTTTGTTTTTTTTGCCACTCCTGTACTTACAAATTCCCAAACTTTAGCTAGTGTACTTTTTTCTTTAGGTTTGTTAAGGTCTGTTATAACCTCATCTAAGCCGCTTTCTTCGTCATAGTCTACTTCTCGTTCATCTATTACCTCAAAGTCGCTTAAAAGCTCTGTTTCGTCTTGTCCTAAGTCTATTAATGCGTCTGCAATAGCTGTGCCTATTTCGTCTGGTAGTTCTTTTGACAACTTAACCCCTGTTTCTTCTTCTTTTGTTTCTTCGTCTTCTACGTTTTCAAGGTCTATAAACTGTAAAGGCTGTAGAGTTTTAAAATATAACTTTAGGCTTATTTGATTATAAGCTAAAATAGAATCAAAAGCATCAATTAAAAGGTGCTGAAATGGTGCTATAACTAAATTCTGCATTAATATAGAAGCAGTTTTAAGCTCGTCAGCGTTGTTTCCTAACCCTGTGCTGTCCTTAATTCCGTAAAGCATTGGAGATACGACCCTATGACCTACCATTATTTTCTCTGTAGCTTGACTTGAGACATACTCGTAAGTATTGTGAGCATCACTAATAGGTAAAGTTTCAACAGTAGCAGCTGCGTCTTGGTTATCATTAAAAGCAAGTATGAACTTATTACCACCAGTGCCTGTGAATTTCTGAGCTATTCTGTTTTCTAGGTTTTGTCTTTCTTCTGCGTTTGGTGTTCCGTTGTTAAATTGGATTAGTGTATTAGGGCTAAAACTACCTTGTACGTTGTTTAAGTGAAAGTTAGATACCTCTGATTCAATCTCACACCATTGTAAACACCCTGTATAGTCTGGGCTTGAGTAATACTTATAACCAGCTCTATAAGGCTTTACATATATAATCTCTATGTTTTCTTTACTACTTCCATAAGTAGGTATTCTCTTTAATTCTGTTCTTGGTTTTACATTAGACCAATCATCTGAGTAAAAATAGCCTTCTATCTCTCCTTTTTCGTTACACTTCTCAGCTCTTAGGTTTTCTACTGGAATATGAGCTACTTGGGCAATAGTCTTTCTGTCCTTCGAGTAGATTACCTGCATAGCACACTGACCCATTAGCTTTAAATCAAAACAAAGCTTTTGTACACAGTCCTTATGAAACATTGTAAGCATTTTAGCGTACTGCTCTGGTCTTCTGCTTGAATCTGAAGCATCTAAGCCAAGTCCGTATATTTGTTGGCTTATAGCGTTTATAATAGCGTTATTCGTTGGGCTATTCTCATAATTAGAGATTAGATGAGCAAAGAAATTATTATCACTACCATAAGCTACCCACTGCTTGTTGGACTTCTCTACAATCTCTGGGCTTGTGTAACTACTTAAGTTAACTATTCGTAAATCATTCATAAAATAATATAATCGTTATCAAAACTATTTTCTGTATTATAAACGCCATCGTTTACAGAATAGTAATCGTTGTTTACTTGGTTTACTGTTTGGTCTGTACAAAATACTCTATCCTTGTATATTATAACAGTCCCGTTTTTAATTTCAAGCGTGTAAAAGTCTGCTTCTGTTAGAGTGCCAAACGCCACAGTAAAAGACATATAATTAACATCTGTTGAAGCTGTAGGGGTTTTAGTTATAACCGTTCCAGTGCTTTCACTTGTAAGGGTTACAGTAATCGCTCCATTAATAAACTGTCTAGGTATTACCTTAAAAGTTTTATCTCCGTTTGTTGCTATTAACTTCATACTAATATATAAACAAAACTAAATTATTTTGTATAAAAAAAAAGCCCTCCCAAAAGGAAAGGCTAATTTTAAATATTAATAAAATACTAAGCTGGTACTATTGAAGTAGCAGCATCAATATCTGGAACAGTACAGAAGAACGGAGGATTAACCTCAGTTGCAACCGCTGTTAGTGTAAATCCTTGTAAATCTCCAGCAGCAGCACCAGAAACGATAGTACCACCTGTGATTTCAGCACCGTTGTCTTTACCTACAAGTAAATACTTAGTAACCCCTGCTCCGTTTGGATAAAGCTCTACCACATACTGAGCACGACCTCTATTTAGAAGCTTAATCTCTTCTTGAGTTGCTACGTCTAACAGTTGGAAAGTAATGTTTAAAGTACTTTCGTAAAATGTCGTCCCGTTTTCTCTACTCGATGTCACACTTGTTTCAAGTGATGTTTGACCGCCTTTTACTTCAAACTTGAAGAACTCAGCTGTGTCATCCGTTGGTAATGTTACAGTCCCAGCAGTGTCTGTCAAAGCAGCAACCACTGCACTATAATCTATAATGTAAATATTTTTAATTCCAGCAAAGGCGGTTTTACATCCTACCCCTCTACCTTTTGTTATTGCACAAGCCATATTTTTTTGATTTTAAATAAAAAAGGGTAGGCAGTTTTTGCCCACCCCTTAATATCAGTTAGTTAGTAATTAAGAATAAAGCACGATAGACGAACCTACTCCGATTTGTACCCCTGCAGTGTAACGCATAACGACGCGTACATTTTGAGACCCATCAGTGTCAGACATATCAATTACTCTTACTTCGTTTCTGTCGTCCAAAAGCCCTGTGCCGAAAAATAAATTTGACTTAGGGCTCAAAAGCATTTTGTTGCTTCCAAATCCTTTTGCTACAAAGATGTTAATACCTTCAAAAGATAAAGCACCACCATTGTACCATTGTGTTCCTTTGTTATCTGTACCAGCACCACCAATAGTTGCAGCAAATCCACCTAAAGCTCTAATATAAGCTTGTGCTACGTTAGTTGAAACGTAAAGAGTTAAATCTGATTCACCTAAAATAGCTGGTGCGTTAGCAACAGCGCTATCTACAACAGAACCTAACTGAGCGATAACGTTTGAGCTATCAATAGCTACGGCAGTAATATCGTGTACATCATTATCAGCTAAAGCTACTTGTAAGAATCCATCAAAAGAACCTTCTCCAGCTGCACCACTCCAGATAGAAGTTTCAGTAGCGTTAGCAACCTCAGCAGCTACTCTTGAAATAACATAGTCAGAAAATAAAGGAGGCAATTCGTCAAAAGCACTAAAGCCCATTTGAGCAGCTTCCCAGTCTGCGTGTAATTCTTTCTTACAGATTTGTAGGTTTACTTGTAGTTCAGAAGGTGTTAATACTTTTTCTGTTAAAGTAAGTCCAGAAGTTGTAGAATCAAAATCACAGTCTGCTGAACGTACTAAGTTAGAGAAAGTTCCTACTTTCATAGCTGCCTTGTACTTGATGTTAGGCAGTATTGTAATTGCTCCAGCGTCTAAAGTTGAAGCAGATAATAGAGCAGCACCTAAGTACTTCCCTGCGAATTCCCCAGCATATGAGGAGTTTGTAATCGTTGGATTAGCCATTTAATTTAATTTTAGTTGTTAATTATTTTGTTTAATACTCTATCTAAAGTTGAAGGCTTGCGGTTTTGTGCAAACTTAAAACTTGGTTTGTTTGTTGAATCAGCTTCTGGGTTAGCCATAATAGGCTCAGCTGCTGCTTCGTTTAATTTTTCTTGTACCTCTTGTGGTACTTCGCTTAGTTCGTGCTTAGAAAGTTCTTCAGTAATAAGATTCCCTAAATCCTCAGAGCTTAAGTCTTCCTTGGGCTCTAACATTGCTTTGATTTCTTCAATCATTTCTTTAACCTCAGCAAGTTCTTCTTTAGTTGCATAAACTTTATCATCTTCTTCAGCTTCTACTTCTTCAACTACTTCTTCTTCTTTCCCAGCTTCTTTAACCTCAGAGATAATTCCCTCTTCAGCTACTACTAAGATACGTCCGTCTTCGAGTTTATACTCTCCAACAGGTACAGCTACACGCTCGTCTTCAGTAACGATAAATACTTCGTTATCTGCTTCAAATGAATCTGCCTCTAATACAGTACCATTATCTAAAGCTTGTTGTTCTAACTTAACTTCTTCGTTAAGGTTTAAAACATCCTTGATTTTTTTAATCACATTGTTTGACTTCATACTTATATATAATTTAGTTTAATTTATTTTGCATTTTTAAAGTAGCTTTCTTAAATTTTGTAAAGTTTTTACATATTGATTGATAGGTATTTTAACCCCTAGTTCTTTTGCCATTTTCTCAGCGTTGTCAATAAGCTTTTCAAGTAAACCGATATTTTTTCGAGCCTCTTTTATTTTAGGCTCGTTTTTATCTTTATTTTTTTTAATAACTTTTTTTAAATCTTGAAAATTTTTAGATGCACCCTCTTTTAATTTATCTGCTTTATCACTAGCTTGTTTTGCACTTTCGTATTTATTTTCTAAATCAAAAAATTTGTCTCTTAATTTTTCTGAATTATCAATAGCTTTTTTAAAATCTTTAAAATTGCTTGCTAAGAGTTTTTCTTGTCTAGCTATTAAAACATTTTTTTCTTTAACTTCTTTAATAATAGACTGTGATGAAATTTCTAATTTTTGTAAATCGTCAACAATACCTAACTCTACTTTTTGAGATGTTAACTCCGTATTATTTTTTTGTGCTTTTTCAGCTTTTGACAACTGCTTTAAAACTCTGTTCAATGTACTCATTTTTTATATATTTATTTATTATACGTTTCCTATTCCTTGAGCTCTTAAGCTACCATCACAGCACTTAGTTTTGTATGTATTGTCTTTACATAAACAACCACCTCTTCTACTGCCTTTAGGGCTTGTCTTACTTGGTGTTATAAATTCTTTAGATTTGTCTTTAATCATTTATTAGTTTTTGATACATTTACCATCCTTCTTCTTGTAACCTTCTGGGCACTTGTCATACATTTCTACGCTATGCTTTTCACAAGGCATAAACCAAGTCTTACCCTCGTAATCGTGTGTGTGTATTCCGTCGCATCCTAAATCGTTAGACATCTCTTTAGCTTTTTGTTCTGTTGAGTATGCAAGTCTATCATCTATAATAGCAAAATCTTCGTTTACTGTCATAGAAGCAAGGCTTAAGTTTTCTAACTCTTTTAACTTACCACCCGCCCATCTTAAACCAGCTTTACCACCCCATAGTAAATAAGATATAGTACCACAAGCCTTAGAAACTCCTTCGTCATAATACTCTTCAGCTCTTGACAAATAGCTAAACATTCTTTTTATAGTTTCTTTGCTTATTGGTTTTCCTTGTGCTAATTGCTGGGCTCTTATCTTTCCTACTTGAGTAGCACATTTATTGTCTACTTTCTCGTTAAGTTCTAACCCTCTTTTAGCGTTATTCTTAACACCACTAGGATAGTCTGAATAGCTTTCTAAAACTGTTTTTTTACCACCTTTTACTCGCTTATCGTTTTTAATGATAGCTGTTACTTGGCTTAATAAATAATCTGCTTCAGCTTCTTCTATCTTAGCTAGTTCGTCTTTAATCTCTTCCTTAGGGCGTTCCATCTTGTCAGCAAAATACCCTTCAATACTAAACCCTTTAACCTTACCAGTCTTTACAAACTCATTCCAGATTTTGTCATTGTTTACTTTTACAGAACCCACCCAAGTTCCTAAAGGCAAATCCATTCCGTACTTAACGCTCTTGTCGTGTACCTTATCTTCTACTAGCCAAGACTCAACTAAGCTTAATCCCTCGATTGCATATTGGTGCTCTAATGTAGAGTTGTTTTGCTTCCCTTGTGTTAAGTACATTTGAGACGCTTTTAAGACAGTATCTTTTGAGAAATATATATAATACTCATCTTCTCCGTTACGTCTATAAATAGGCTTGTTAGGTATCAATAAAGCACCCATTAATATCCTACGCTCTTTGTCAACCTCAGCTAGTTTAAACTCTTGAGATTTAAGAGCAATAAAGTCTTCTTCAATGGCTGGGTTTTCCACTACGCTAATAGCTTCGATTCCTATTTCTTGGTCTTCGTCTAAAATTAGTTCTACTATACGCATATTATTATATAAATGTTTTTAATTTATTTTGTATTTTATCCTATTGTAGCACCTTCAACAATATTGTTCTGTAAGCTTTGTGCTGTTGTTACATCATTAGCTACAACGAAAGCTTGTACTGGCTGTTGAGACTGTCCACCGATTGCATCTGCTAATTGATTTGAATCACTTGAGCCTACAACGTTAAAAGCAGGGGGGGCTGGAGCAGAACCACCACCAGAAGCACCAGACGATACATCTGGCTTGCTTCCAGCACTACCACCACCCAAAGCACTTAACCCTTTAGCAGTTGCAGCAATACTTCCAGCAATACCTAACCCAGCACTTAAAGAGTTTATTGTAACCCAAGGTTGTCCGAGTGTCACTGGAGATGTAGCTACTGCCTTAGCATTAGCAACCCCTGTATTTATTAATATTTTAGCAATACCAGCAGCATTCTCAGCAATTAACAAAGCTTTTTGAATAGCCTTGTTTTTACCTGCTAATTGTTTACCTAATGCTATACCTTTTTCAGCTACACCAATAGACGCTAATTGAATTGCTGCTTTAGCTTCTTTTTCTGCTATTAATTCATTTCTTGTTTTTTGTCTTAATGCTTCCTCTTCCTCTTGTTTTTTAGTTTGAGCAGCTATATCTTCTTCATCAAATTGAGTGTTCAGCTCTAATAATTGTGTATCAAATTCTGTTTTAGCTGCTAATAGTAAAGCGTCTCTTTCTATTATGTCAGTAACCTCTCTATTTATTAACTCTTTTTTTAATTCTAATTCCTGTGCTAATTCTTCTCTCTCTATATCCCTTTGAGACTTACCAATCAATGCTAATTCGTTTTGTAGTTCTTTCTGCTCCCTTAGTAAAGAGTTTGTATTGGTTTGTTGTTCACTTCTAAATCCTGTTATCTGTGCCTCTATTCCTGCTTGTTCGTTTAAAGCCTCTTGATATGCTTTTTGAAGCTCTATATTTTCTTTGTTTTTATTTAATTCAGTTTGAGCTGCCGCGACTTGAATAGCAGCGTTTGATTTCATTGCTTTCTCTTGGTCGTCTAAAACCTTAGCTAAATCCTTATTCGCTTGTATTCTTTCTTCTATGCCTTTAGACTCGTCATCCCTTACCTGCCTAAGGAGTTCGGCTTGCCTGTCATATTTTTCAATTAAACCTTGATTTAAAACGATAGCTAACTCAGCTTGTTTTTGAAGTTGAACGTTTGCAGTTGCAGCACTTACTGTTTCAGTTACATAGTCTTTTACTGCTTTTGTTGTTTTCTCTATAAACTCTTTACCTTTATCAAAAGAATCATTAACCCCAGTTAATACATCTAAACTTTCTTTACCAGCGTTTTTAACATCATCTAAAGCTCCTGCAAAATCTCCACTAAATACTTTTTTAACAGCACTAGCTAAATATCCTAACGTGTCTAAATAACTATCAAACCTTTCTTGAATGTTCTTTTTAAAAGCATCTGCAAAACTTTTTAAAGACTCTAACGGGTTTTTAAATATAGCATCAAAGAACTTAATAATGCCACTTGTACTATTTACTGCAAAGCTTACAAAATCATTAAAGGCTAAGCTTACCGCTTCAAAAGCTGTATTAAATAAATCTGCTACTTTCTGGTTTTGCATAAATATTTCAGAAAGTTTAGCTAAAGCAGCAATTACTAAACCAATACCAGCAGCTTTAATTGCAGTGCCTAAGCCTTTAAAAGCTTTTGATACACCCCCAACGCCTTTAGAACCTTTTTCAGCACTTTTATCAAGTCCAGTTAAACCACTATCTATAGATTTAATACCAGCTAAGGCATCTTTACTTTGCACATCAATATTAATTGTTTTTTCTATTGCCATTTTATTTCTTGTTTAAGTGCTTTGTAACCCTCTTTTAATGTCGTAGGTAGTTTGTACTTCCCTTGTGCTATTCTTATAGACTCAGTCTCTCCGTTAGCGTATTTTAAACCCTCTAGTATTAGTTTTATCATAATTCGTTTAATAGTTCTATGTCTGATTTACCAGTTTTTAGGTTAGTCTTAATTGAGTTTATTTTATATCTATTCCCATTAATATCAAATCTATCTGCTAGAGTGAAGTTTAATAATATCTTTAAAGGCAAATAAGCAGTAACCTTAGTTAATCTGTTTTTGTTATTAAAGATGTCCGTTATATAATTGGAGTAGTATTTTTGAAATAAAGTATCTGTAAAATCTGTGTTTCCTGTATATTCGTTTAGCTCGTTTTTAAAGTTTATGTTTTCCTTAGAAGTTGTAGGGTCTAACGCTAAAGAATTACTAGGGACATTATAGTTTGTTAGTTCTGAATGCCCAATTATATCTCTAAAAGATATTGAATATTGCGTGCTTGTTACTTTTATTGGGTAGAATAAAAAAGGCGCGCCTATATATGGTTCTTGGTTGTCGTCTACACAGTAACCCCATTGGATAGTAGTATTATTGCTATCTGCAACGTCTTTTATCCTTTCAAATTTAAAATGACCAAAAGGCAGTTCTACTTTATAAATACTTCCGTCTAAATTTTCGCCTCCTGTATAATCTTCTTTTGCCCAAGTGTAGCTAAATAGTTGGCTATGTATTGCTGCTAAAAATGTCTTGTTGTCTTTATAGGCAAAAACTATCTCTTTGTAGGGTAGTGCTACGCTTACATTGCTAGTGTTTATATCTATAAAACTGCTTATATCGTAATTGTTTCCTCCAGTATAAAAGTTATCTAAAGTATTAACTACAACAGTTCCTGAGCTATCTAAAAAAGCTACTAAATTAAACATTTTAAACAAACCAGTAAGAAAGTCTATTACTTTAATGTCTGGTATTTGTGAAGTTATGTTAAACTCAAAAGCCGCTGGAGCTACATATGAGCCAGTATCAAAAATATCGCTTCCTCCACTATAAGACATTAGCCACCTTATATTGGAAAAATTAATACTATTATTATTGTAATTTAAAGTAACAGTGTACTCAGAGCCTTGATTTACATATGGAGTTAAGATAATAATTGTAAGAGCGGGCGGAGCGCCAAACGCCTTTCCGTCAACTTTTTGGGCTGCTACAGTTTGCCCGTCTCTTTTTACAACGGCTTCCGCTGAAATAGAACTATTATTTGTAAATGATATAAAAAAATCAATTACATTAGAGGTGTTTGTAATTCGGAAGGTTGATGAATTAACCATTTCAGACTGAACGCCAGTTGCTACACTCCAGCCATCTACAGTATTGACAAAATCAGTTCCTGAACCGCTTTCAACTTTCCCTTTTTTTCTATGTAACCACATAAACAAATCATTATAAGCTAAGTTTGTTGAGTTAAAGAAATCACTAGAAAACGTTAAACCATATTGAGTACCAATAGCCTCCACAATTTTTCGTATTCTTATAGCATATTTTAAATCGCTCCATAAAACTCCGTTAGCATTTGTGCCACCGCCTGAATTATAATGTAAATTTCCGTCTGCTGTTGCAGTAGCGCCTGAATTATAATATAATCTTGATGATGTTCCACTAGCTCCTGAAGTAATTAAAGGCGTTATAATGTCATTACCAGAAACGGAAGGGTCTAGTTGTAGCTTTGATTTTATTGTAGTTGAATTGTAATCTAAATTCAAGGCATTTAAACTAACTAATTGATTTAATTTGTCTTCGCCTACTAAGTCTTTAAGGTTTACAGTATTACCAAAGAATGTAATTTTATATGCGTAAGCTTGATTTTCTTTTAAGCTGACCCCCTCAAGTTTTATTTTACCATCTTTAAACGGAAAGCTATTAAGCTCAATAGTTCCAGCAACTTTAATTCTTGCATCAAAACCTCCAACGATATCAAAATTATAGTAGTGTTTAAATATCTTATTATTTGTTTTAGATGCTGGCACATTAAAGGTCTGAGTAAAGTCAGTAAACAGCTTTGAAACGTCTCTAGCGTTTTTAATAGTTTGGTTTAATGATACAGATTCATCATCAAATAAATCTAATCTTTGCCCTTGAATATATAGCTCAATGGTTTGCATCTATCTAATATTATTTATTTTATTATTAGCTATATCAAAATCGATTGTATAATTTATTAGCTTATCGTTTAAGTGTGTTTTATGTGTGAAAGATTTTGTCTTTGGAACTAATGGTCGTATTAGTTCTTCTGTATCTGTTACAAATGTAGCCCACACTTGTTCGCTTAACATTAGCTGCTCAATAACTTGATTATAATCTTCAGGCAAAAAACCAGTATTCATTGTAATACTGTCAGAGCCTTGAACCATAAACTGAGTAAGTTGGTGCTGATAAATTTTATATGTAAGTGTTGCTAAGTCAAAGATTGAAGATTTGTAGCTTTCTCCTTTTACGCTTGTTTTATCAATAGACTTCTTAAAAAATATTAAGTCTTGAAATGCTCCAAACTTATTTACAAAGGTTACTTTGATGGGTGTGTATAAACATTTATTTAATGTTTTTACTTTAAACACTTGCACATCACTACTAGAAGCTACAAATATTTCATCGATTAAATCAATAGATATACTGTCTAAAAACTCACTTAAACAACTACTGCCTTCAAAAGTGCCGCCATCATTTAAAACCCTTTCTTCAAAAGAATCATAATTAACATCGCCACTACTTGTTGAATTTGCTGATATATATCTTATTTGCTCTGATGTTTGATCCACACTAGCAGAGCTTAGGTCAATAGCTTGTTTAACCTCCCCTTTATACAATAAAGAAACTGATTCCGTTCCAGGAACAAAAACAGGAACTCTAAATAAATTATCATCTAAAGCTATTATTGTTTTATTAGTTTGTAACGCTGTTGTGCTTAGTGTAGGGTTTGCGCCTTCTTCAAAATATCCATAACCATCAAGACCTACAAAGCCATTAGTATTATCTGGAGTTACTGTTTCACTTCCAGAGCCACCAGTCACAGTTGCTATTGCATTAAGCCAAACCGCTTCGCTATTATAATCCCCATTAAACTCAACTTCTAAATAGTCTCTTACAAGCTCACTAACCTCAAACACTACATAGGCGTTAGAGCCTAAGGGTTTTTTAGTAATTGTATATCTTAAAGTCCCTGCTGCTACACTACCATTGGCTGTGAATGTACCTGTGTAAATATATAGCTTAAGTTCTACAGACGTTAAAGCTGTCTTAGATACCTTTATATAGTAAGGGCTTCTTAAATTAATCTTTGTTGCCATTTATTTCTTGTTTATGTTTACTTGTATTTGTTTCTCTAACCCTATAGAATAAGCTTCTACTAACTCATCAGGTAATCTCTTAAAAGCTGCTTCAAAAGGCTTTGTAAAGAACATACTTGGCTTTATTCCTTTTTTGTAAATAGACCTAGCTATAGCAAACTTAATTCCTTCTCTTGACGCAAACTTACCACCCTTACCTCTTGGTGCTATTCCTTTTCTTACTACCCATTTATCAAAAGCCTTAGGCGGTGGCATTTTAGTTGTATAAGAATAAGGTGTATTATATTTTTTCTCAGTACCACTAACACCCCTATCTTGAAACTTACCATAATCAGCCATATCAAACCCTAAGGAAGTCTTACCAGAAGCTTCGCTTATGTCATAGCCTAGAGAATTATAAAGCTCCTTAGAAGAGTTCTTTTTACCCTTAGTTAAGTTACTCCTACTTTGTTGTATAACATACTTAGCAAACTTGTTTAACTCATCTCTTAAGAATTGGTCTGCTAACATATGCTTATATCATTGTGAATTAAGATATCCATAGTAGCAGCAAACCCAGCTAAACGGTTATCAAACCGCTCATAGAAAGGTTCTAAGGTAGCATCTCCTTGAAGCTGAAACTTATCACTATATAAATCCCCTTTACGCAATATCATTACTAATTTATTTAATACTGCTAACTGAGTGTTAAGAACATCCTGCTCGTTATTATTACCTCTGAATATATCCTCTGTTTTTTCTTTGCTCTCGTCTACAATATCCATAGACATAACAGTAATGTTAAATACCAATACCTGCTCTTGAGTTGTAATAGAGTTTATTATAATATGACTTAAAGGGAAGATGCTTTGCTTTGATAGGTCTATGTCGAATATATCCCCAGTTGTAACAGTGTTAACGTTTACGTCTGCTAATAGCTGTGTCTTAATTGTTTCTGTTAGTTGGTAAAAACCCCTTATGCCTGTATTACTCATTTTAGTTAAATTTATTTTTTATCTGTGCTGCTTCTATTTGGTTTTTCTCTTTTGTATATTCTAAGAATGTTAAACACTCGTGTACGTTTAGTTTAGTGATATTTTCAAACTTTGTAATATCTCCGTTAGCGATTGCATAGAGTGAATTGAACCATCCATACTTTGCTGTGAAATTAGATACTGTGCTAAATCCTTCTCGTTCTTCTTGTCCAAAGAGTTCAGCATAACTGTCGACAAGTCCTTTCCTAAAGTGTAAAAAAAAACAATAGCACCAAGTACTACATCTAAAGGAAAGTCTTTTGCTACTTCGCTATCGTTAGGCTCATAGTCTTCTATAATATACCTACTACCCTTATTAAGCTTTATAGGTCTAAACAATACGTTCAAAGCTCTGTGTAAATTATCATTGTCTCCTATGAAAGTATCTAAGTCCATATATTCTCCGAAGCTCATATTATCTAACTCTGGAATAAAACCATAATCTACACCCTTTAAAGTGAACTTACTTATAAGCTGACTATCGGTGTCAAACATAGTATTTATAATCTCGCATATCTCTGCTATGTCTGTAGCTTTCATACTTCGCACCACAGCCTCAGGTACACTACAAAATATTTCAATCATCTTTAATTGTATTGAAACTTCTGTACTATCTTTTAGCTCTTGTTCTAACTTAACAAACTCTTGGTACTGTCCTAGAGTTATCTCGTTTAGGCTTGTAGGTATTCTTAAATTTACTTCCATACTCTTTTACTTATTAATATATAAACTTTTTTAATTTATTTTAGTAGCTAAGATACAATATACTTACCTCTGTTTGGGTTCTGTAATTGATATCCTACAGCGTATCTAATAGCGTCTATTATATGATTCCATTTATCCACAGGAGTGTTTGACTTTTTCTCTAACCAGCAGTAGTTATTAAGCTCTTTAATTAAGTTAGTAGAATCTGGAGTTACTACTAAGTCATAGTCTTGTAGTAAGCTTATTCCGTATGTTACACTACCTTGACCTTTTATACTTGGCTTGACGTTACACCCTTTGGCTTTTATCTCGCTTAGTAGTCTTGGCTCTGCACTATCTCCAATTATTAAACCGCCCTTAGAATGCTTTAAATTAAGCTCTGCTATTTGTGAAGTAGTTAATCTTTGTAAATAGAAACATTCTTTTAGGTATATTGTTTTAGTGCTGGTGTTTATGTTACACTCGACTAAGGTACTTGGGTCTGCTGCGAATCCGTAATCTTGACCCCATACACTTACACTACTTCTTTTAAATTCTCCTATTGTCCAGTTATCAAATATAACCCCCTCAGCTTTGTTTAGCCAAGACCCTAACATTTGCTGCTTATACTTCTCTGGTCTACGCTCTCTCATTTGTGCTATTTGGTCTATATAGCTTTTGGATAAATTCTCTATATTATCCATATAAGTAGTATGTATGTAGGTGGTGTTGTCTTTGGTTATATTGCTACCTTCTTGAACCCCTCTATCTTCAAAGAATCTAGTGTATATAAAATGTTCTTTTGTTGTAGGGTTTAATATTAGTATAACTCGGTTTTGGTTGCCTTGCTGTCTTACTGATAAGTCTATAGTGTCAAACTTATTCTCGTCTGTTAGTTCTTCTGCCTCATCGACTACCCAAGTTGTAATACCTTGTAAAGATTTTAGGCTTGCTGTTTGGTCACCGCTTGATGTTTTTATACCCCTAAAGATTATCTTACTACCAGTCTTCTTATTTAGTATCTCGTCCTTAGTAATGTGAAAGTCGTGTATAGAGCCAAACTGTTCGAGCTTGTCTATAAACTCTGGAATGATAGATATATAAGCTGAGGTTAGCGTATAACGTGTAAACAGTATTGTATGCCCTGCTTCATAGGTTAGCATTACTAAAAGGGCGTTTACTGAGAAAGACTTCCCAGAACCACGCCCACCACTTACAATATAGTACCTACTGTCTGCTCCTACAATAGGCAGGTATTTCTTTTTAACTTCAATCAATGGTTAGTCTACAAATTTAATTAAATCTCTAAAATTGATGTTTAAGCCCTCTGAAGAGTTAAGGTCTATACTTTCCTTAGGTTTTCCATAACGATAGCTTAAATACAGCTGTAAGGCCCTTATGTCGCCCTTAGTAACTAACTCCCCTAGTTTACCCACTGCTTCGTCTTTGTCAATTATAGCGTCTAACCGCTCTATTAGTTTTATCTCGTCTGCCTTAGGTGGGCGCCCACCTTTGTTTCCTTTAGTACCTTTGTTGTTTTTTCTTTTATCCATAGTATATTTTTCCGTGTTTTCTTTTATTTATTAATTTAATTATACTCAATAACATTAAATCATCAATACTAAACCA